TGCGCCTGCTACCAGTGAATTCGCAGATGCTGTCGGAGCGTCGAACGACGAAGTTCATGTCGTTGTTGTTGACGAAGATGGGTTGTTTACAGGCGTCCCTGGCTCCATTCTCGAGAAATACGCATTTCTGAGCAAAGCAAGTGACGCCAAGCAATTGGACGGTGCCCCTGCTTTCTATGGCAATGTCCTTAACAATCAGAGCAAGTATGTCTATTATCTAGGCGCTCCTGCTGATTCTGATTTGGCTGTGAATAATTACGTTTCGAGCGTTAATGTCACCAATGGCGGGTCTGGTTATACTACGGCGACGGTTACTTTCAGCGCTGCGCCCGCTGGCGGCACAACCGCTACTGGTACTGCTGTTATTTCCAACGGAGCTATCACTGGAGTTACTATTACCAATGGCGGGTCTGGTTATACTACGGCGCCGACAGTGACAATTTCTGGCGATGGCACTGGTGCGACAGCAACTGCAGTCGTTTCTGATATTGATTTCGACGATTGGGCTCAACCAGCATTGTCTGATAGCGGCAAGCCTCGTAAATTTGCTAACTTAAACGGTCAATACAATAAGAGTTTGGCTGGTGGAGCGAATGGAGTTGCGCCAACCAGTGGTCAGCTTATTGTTGGGTGGGATATGTTCCGTAATGCCGAAGAAGTTGATGTTTCGCTTCTTTTCCTGGGTGCGGCTGGCGGCCCTTCATCGAGCACAGCTGTTATTCAGCATGTTATTGATAACATTGCTGAAGTTAGAAAAGATTGCGTTGTGTTCTTCAGCCCTGATTTGCAAGATGTATTGAATCACACGCAATCGGACTCCACTGCCAATGTCATTGCCAAGAGAAATCTCATTGCCAGAAGCACTAGCTATGCTGTCATGGATAGCGGCTGGAAGCTTCAGTACGACGTTTTCGCTGATAAGTATCGCTGGGTTCCTCTGAATGGGGATATCGCAGGACTTTGCGCGGGAACTGACAAGAGCTATGATCCTTGGTGGAGCCCTGCTGGATTCAACCGCGGCAAAGTTAAGAATGTTGTTAGCCTTGCGTTCAATCCGAATAAGTCATCGCGCGATGAGTTGTATAAGAGCAATATCAACCCAGTCGTGACATTCACTGGCGACGGCACCGTTCTTTACGGCGATAAGACGTTGCAAGCAAAAGCTAGCGCATTCAGCTATATCAACGTGCGTCGTTTGTTTATTGTTCTCGAGAAGTCAATTTCCAAGGCTGCTAAGTATCAGCTGTTTGAATTCAACGACCAGTACACTCGCGCACAATTCAAGAATATGGTTGAGCCTTTCTTGCGCGAAGTTAAAGGTCGCCGCGGCATTTATGACTTTATGGTTGTATGTGACGAGACGAACAATACTAGCGATGTTATTGATCGCGGCGAATTTGTTGCCAATATCTTCGTCAAGCCCGCGCGTAGTATCAACTTCATCACTCTCAACTTTGTCGCTGTTCGTAACGGTGTTGAGTTTAATGAAGTTGTTGGTTCAGTTTAATTAGGAGACGAGCATGCCAAATCCAAGCATAAATTCGTTCATTGCGAACTTTCAGGGCGGCGGCGCTCGCCCTAATCGCTATGAAGTTATTTTGACATTCCCTGCATTGGTTGCAAATCCATTTGCAACCACGAAGGCTAGTTACACGTGTAAGGCTGCTTCGATCCCGTCGAGCAATATGGGCGCAGTTGATGTGCCTTATATGGGTCGATCGGTGAAAGTAGCAGGCGATAAAACTTTTGATGATTGGAACGTCACTATTATCAATGATACTGACTTCAGCGTTCGAGATACTTTTGAACAATGGGTCGATAGAATTCTTGGCCATGAGCGTAATGCTTCTGCTAATGGCTGGGAGAACCCATCTAATTATTATGCCAATGCAGTAGTCCGACAACTTGGTCGCGAGAATCAAGTTTTGAAGGAATATGCGGTTGAAGGTATTTTTCCAACTCAAGTTGGTGACATTCAACTAGGATATGATCAGAACGATCAGATTGAAGAATTCCAAGTGACCTTCGCGGTCAATTACTGGACTGCTAGAACGACTACTTGATTAAATAAAAGAGGAGGGGCGTATACCCCCTCCTTTTAATCGTTGTAAGTTCTATACACATTTTATTCTGAGGAATAGTTGATGAATATTTTTGGTTACACAATCACTAAAAACAAAAAGATTGGGAAACTTGATGCATTTCAAGTTGAGGCTGATCCGTCTTCGGAGGTTCTCGGCGCTGGTGCAGCAGGTGTGATGTCATATAACTATGATCTCGTCACTGTTCCTGAGAATGAAGCTGAGTTAATTAGAACATATCGTCGAATTGCGATGAGTCCAGATGTTGATTTGGCTCTCGCAGAAATTAGAAATGAGATTTTTATTTTTGATGTAACCGGACGTCGCGCCATTGATTTGGGGTTTACGTCTGATTCTAAATTGAGCGAAGCTGTTAAAAGCAAAATAACTGAAGAATTTATAAATTTATACAGCACTATTGATTTTAATAATAACGGTCTTTCATTATTCATGGATTGGTATGTTGACGGCAAGATGTTCTTGCATAAAGTTATTGACACATCTAAACCGAAAGACGGGATTAAGAAAATCATCCCCATCGATCCTCTAAAGATCAAGAAAATAAAAGAAGTGCCAGTCCCTGATACAAATGGGATTTATAACGCAGCTGATGTTGTTGAATACTACATATATGTTGATACTCCAGACGGAATAGGCAAGGCGTCTATTGCGGAAATTAATCGCGGGCTGAAGATACATCCCGATGCTATTTCTTATTCCGATAGCGGCATTTATGATAAGAATTCGAATACCGTTTTAGGTCATCTTTACAAAGCTATTGTTCCATTCAATAATCTTCGTTTGATGGAAGATAGTTTGATCGTCTATCGTGTTAGTAGAGCTCCTGAGCGAAGAGTAATTTATGTTGACGTTGGCAATCTTCCTAAGAATAAAGCTGAGCAGTACATGCGCGATTTGATGAATCGCTTTAAGAATAAACTCGTTTACGATAGTAGAACAGGTAGTGTAGTTGACAGAAAAAATATTCTCAGCATGATTGAGGATTATTGGGTTCCTCGTCGCGATGGCGGGCGAGGGACTGAAATTTCAACTCTCCCTGGCGGCGAAAATCTCGGTATAGTTGAGGACGTTACTTACTTCAAGAATAAGCTATATCAAAGTTTGAACGTGCCTATAAGTCGATTCCAGGATGAGCCTCCTACATTTGTTTTCGGCAAAGGCACTGAAATAAATCGGGATGAATATCGATTCAAGAAATTTATTGATCGTTTGCGTCAGAGATTTATGTCCTTATTTGAAGACTTGCTTAGAACGCAATTGCTTCTCAAGAATGTTATTACTGACCAGGACTGGGAGATAATTCGTCGTAGTTTGCAATGGGAATTTGCCGAAGATAATAACTTCGTTGAATATAAAGAGAGCGAGATACTAAACAATAGAATAAACACATTAACTCAGATTGATCCTTTTGTCGGTAAATATTTCACGAAGGATTGGGTTCTGAGGAATGTTTTGAAATTCAGTGACGAAGAAGCAAAAATGATTAGTAAAGAGCTTCCAGCCGATCAAGAATCGCCGAATTCTGATAATTTCGGTAATCCGAAGCCGTCTGAAGATTCTGAAAAACCTGAGGATTCTGGCGATTTTGATTCCGATGAATTGTCGTCTGAAAAATAAACAAACACTTAAAATAGAGAATGTTGTGAAGGGAATGCTGCATGGAAAAAAAGGATTTTATAAAACGAGTTTCTGATAGCCTTATGCAAAATAATCCGCTTGGATTTCATAAGGCTGTTTCGAGTCGTTTGAAAGAATTGTTCAAGCAAAAAATGTCACAGCTCAAAGAAGATACCGCTGATCCAGAAATGGAAGCCGTGACGCGAATTGAGAATGCTGCGAAAAGCTTCGGCGGCGCTAGTGTATATGAAAATGGCGTTTTGATTGTTACTCTGAGAGGCAAACAAGGCGCTATGGGGTTTAGTGACTGGCTCGAAGGATGTGATTTTGTCGACGGATATGAAGTAGAAATTGTTAGCAAATCGCCTCTAGATAAATTTTCAAAGCAAGGCAAAATCGACATTGACATCACCACTGATGAACAAACTTTTGAATTTACGGTATATCTCTCCTCTGATTTGATTCAATTTGAATTTGATTATGAAGATCAAGAAATCGGGGAAAGCGCTGGCGAAGATGACGAAAAAATGAAATGTCAGCGAGGGTTTTTGTGGAATTCAGAATCTAATTCATGCGAGAAGATCAGCGAATCCAAGCTAGCCGTTATTCGTAAGGCTGTCAGAGAGTCTTTGCTTAAGAAGAAGTCTAAAGGGAAAGTTTTTAGAGCTCGCGTCATCAAGAAGAATTGAAAAAGAATTTAAGGTGTAGAAATGAAACTACTAGTCGAGTTAAATGACAAGATCGACGTTCAGGTTATAACTGAAGGTGTTGGTGCAAATAAGCAGTATTTCATTGAAGGCGTTTTCCTTCAAGGCAATATCAAGAATAGAAATGGGCGAATTTATCCGCGAGAAGTTCTACAGAATGAAACGCGGCGATATATTGATGAGTATGTAAAAACAAATAGAGCTTTGGGCGAGTTGGGTCATCCAACCAATCCGAGCATCAATTTAGATCGCGTATCACATAAGATAATTAGTTTGAAAGAGGATGGCGATAATATCATCGGCCGCGCAAAAGTCATGGATACGCCTTTTGGCAAGATAGTAAAGAGTTTGATGGACGAAGGTGTAACTCTAGGTGTTAGCAGTCGAGGTCTAGGCAGCCTTCAAGAGAAGAACGGCGCTAAAGTCGTAGGCGATGATTTCCATCTTGTTACGGCTGCTGATATAGTCGCTGATCCGTCAGCGCCCGATGCGCTCGTGACCAATATCATGGAAAATAAAGAATGGGCATGGGAAAATGGTAAATTGGTTGAACGTGAAGTTGAAATTAAAAAAGTTATAAATACTAGTGCTAGAAAAAGAAAACTGAATGAAGAAAATCTCGTAAAGATTTTCGAATACATTCTGTCACAGGTTTAAGGGGATGATATGAACATCACAAAAGAACTTAAAAAACATCTTGCGGGGGTTAATCTCACCGAAGATACGCTAATCAAGCTCAAGCTCATGATTGAACGTGAAATCAAAGCTAGAACCAAATCTTTGCGCGAAGAGATCGCAGCTACTAAAAAAGAAAGCGACCTTCGAGTTAAGCGCATTAAGGCTAAAGCTGATGAGTATGGTCAATATATCGTGAATGAAATGGCCGATAAAGTCGATGCCTATTCCGACTATGTGGTTGAGCAATTCATTAAAGATAACAAAGAATCTTTGATTGAGCATAAAGAATATGCTCGCATGAAAAAAGTTTTTGATCGAGTTAAGCGTTCGTTTGAAGACGGCATGTTTAAGCTTGACGAGTCGTCTGCTGTAACAAAAATTCAAAATAAACTTGATGAAAGCACAAAAGCATATAACAAGTTGTTTGAAGAAACCGTTGCGCTCAAAAAGAAGCTTGACGAGCAACAATACGCTATTGTTTTTGAGAGCTTAACTAAAGACCTCGCAGACACTCAACGCGAAAAGGTCGCAAATCTCATTGAGAACATTAGCTTTGCATCAGTGAATGAGTTTAAACGTGGAGTTGAGCTTATGATTGAAGAAATCGTTGCTAGCTCCAAGTCTGAACAATTGAATGAGGTAGGGTCTAAAGATCCTAAGAAGGGCAAGCCTGCGCCTCAGTTTAATGATAAGATGTCTCAATATCTGAGTCGTCTTTGATATAAATACTTTTTGTTAAACCCTACCGAATTAGAGGAGAAATATATGAGTCAAGTCCTGCTTGAAAAATGGGAAGCTCTGCTAGAGAGCGATAAGGTCGAAAAAATCAACGACGTCTATAGAAAGAAAGTTACAGCTCAGCTGCTTGAGAACCAAGAAAAGTTCCTGGCGGAAGCTGCTCAAACTACAACTGGCAATGTCCAGAATTGGGATCCTATTCTGATCAGCCTTGTTCGTCGTATGGCGCCTAAGCTGATTGCTTATGATATTTGTGGCGTTCAACCTATGACTGGTCCTACTGGTCTGGTGTTCGCTCTTCGTTCTCGTTACACCAACGCTTCTGGCGACGAAGCTCTGTTCAAAGAGTCTGACACGCATTTCTCTGGCACTGGTACTCACGAAGGCGATAATCCTTTTGACGATACTAAGTATTCTACTGGCTCTGGTAAGGATACGCCTAGCGGTGAAACCGACGCTTGGAATACGATGGCAATGACCATCGAAAAAGCCAGCGTGACTGCGAAGACTCGTCAACTCCGTGCTGATTACAGCCTTGAATTGGCTCAAGACCTTCGTGCTATTCATGGCCTGGATGCTGAAAATGAGCTTTCGAATATCCTTTCGAATGAAATTATCAGCGAAATCAACCGTGAAGTTGTTCGCACGATTTATACTATTGCTAAGCCTGGGGCGCAATTTGCTGCTACTCCTGGGTCGTTTGACCTCCAAACTGATTCCGATGGCCGTTGGTCAGTGGAACGCTATAAGGGTCTCATGTTTGCTATCGAAAGAGATGCTAACGCTGTTTCTATCGAGACTCGCCGCGGCAAAGGTAACATTCTGATCGTTTCTGCTGACGTTGCATCCGCTTTCGTCATGGCTGGCGTTCTTGACTATAACCCCGCTCTTCAAGCCAATTCCAATCTTGAAGTTGATGCTACTGGCACGACATATGCTGGTCAGCTGGGTCGCTTCAAAGTGTTTATTGACCCGTACCTGGGAACCAATGGATATGTTGTTGGCTTCAAAGGAGCTAATGCATATGACGCTGGTATGTTCTATTGCCCGTATGTTCCGCTGCAAATGGTGCGTGCAACTAACGTTGACACCTTCCAGCCTGCAATCGGCTTCAAGACTCGTTATGGCATGATTGCCAACCCGTTCACGACACTGAATGCGGGCAGCAACGTTTACTATCGCAAGGTTAAGGTCTTGAACCTGCATTAAACCTAATACAGCAATCCACTGATTGCTTTGAACCCAGGCTTTGTCCTGGGTTTTTTATTGGTATAAATAAAATTAAACGAGGTGTGCTATGGAAGTTTCAGACAGAGGGATAGATCTCGTCAAAGGATTTGAGAGCTTTAGTCCTAGATCTTATAGGGATGTCATTGGTGTTTGGACAATTGGGTATGGGACAACGCGAATTGATGGTAAACCAGTTCAGCCTGGAATGACTTGTACGCGTGAACAAGCCGAGGAATGGCTTCGCGATGATATTTCTGAGGATTTAAATGAGGCTGCCGAATTTATTGACCCTGACGTGACGCTGACTCAGAATCAAATCGATGCTATTGCCAGTTTTGTTTATAACGTCGGCGTTGAGAATTTTAGAAATAGCACGCTCCTGAAACTTATAAATTCGGGCGACATGGAAGGCGCAGCCAAGCAATTCATAAGATGGAATCGAGCTGGCGGGAAAGTATATCCTGGATTGACAAGACGTCGCGAAGCTGAAGCTGAGCTTTTCTCTGAATCCGAGGAGTAATTGATGGGTGCCATAAATTACAATATAGCAACTAATACAAATTTCAAAGCTGAGATTTCTGGCGCGCCTCAGTTTAACTACTTTGTTCAAAGTGTAAGTCTGCCATCCATTAATATGTCTGGCGTTGACACGCCGTTTAGGAATTACTCGGGTGTTATGACGAGCAACAGAGTTGATTATGATCCTTTGACGTTCACGTATGTTCTTTCTGAAGATTTTGAGAATTATTTGTTTTTGCATAATTGGATGATAGAAATTCGTGATAATGATAGTCTGTCGAAACAGTTTCGAGACATTACGCTTCACATTTTGAACAATAATAAGTTGACAAATTTGACGGTTGTATTTTATAATTGTTTTCCTGTTTCTCTTGCCGATATTAATTTAGAATCGGCGGTCACGGATACAGATCCTTTGACCACAACGGCAACATTTCGCTACCAGTACTTTGATATAAAACGGAAAAATGAAAATTGAAGAAATTTGTGATTTGATTGAAAAAGATAGCGTTATTGATTTTTCTGCTCTTGATGCTGAAAGCATAAAAATCCCTTATCTGCATAGTAAATGGTATGGGATTTTTATTGAAGAATTGAAAATTCTGAAAGGGATTGAACGGGAATGGAATCGTCTTATGAAGGAAAAGACTGAGTACTATTTGGGGAAGGCTGACGATTCCGTATATGAAGAGAAGCCTTTGAATCATAAAGTCTTGAAGCAAGATTTGGATGTGTATCTCAAAGCAGATGATGATTTAATGAAACTAGAAGGCAAGCGAAGCATTCAACAGATCAAAGTTGATATGATTGAAAATTTCATCAAGTCAATCAATCAGCGCAGCTTTAATATTCGCAATGCCATTGAGTTTATGAAGTTCAAAAATGGCATTACATGACAGCTGACATACGAATTTACAAACACGACGAGCTTTATATACGAATTGAGGCTGATCGTAGCATACAATATGAGATGCTCGATCACTTTAGTTTTTATGTGAAAGACTATAAGCACATGCCCCTTTATAAATCGGGTAGATGGGATGGCAAGATTCGTCTTTTCAATATCGCAGCTGGGTTGCTTCCAGCAGGGCTTATTGTTGATTTGGCTAAGTTTTGCGAGAAGTACGATTATTCGTTTGAAATTGTAGATAAAGAAAAGCTGAAACCTATCAGCTTCAAAGAGGACATTGAAGAATTTCTGCGAGATTTGTCTACAATCACAAAAATGCCGCCTAAAGGCGAGTATCAATATCAGATTGATGCTGTTCTAAATTGCGTCAGGCTTAATAAAGCCCTCGTCTTGTCACCTACTGGGTCTGGAAAAAGCCATATCATATATCTCATCGTTCGTTTCCTTCTCAGGTATACCGATGAATCGATTTTGATTTGTGTCCCCACAACGTCTCTTGTTGAGCAGATGGTCGGCGACTTCGCAAGCTATGTGAATGACGATTTTGATGTCGAAACGTCGATTGGTAAGATATATAGCGGAAAAGAAAAGATTACGAATAAGAGGGTTGTTGTTTCGACGTGGCAGAGTATATATAAACTGCCGTCTGAGTGGTTTTCTAGATTCGGCGGCTTCGTATGCGACGAAGCTCATCAAGCAGACAGCGGGAGTATTACTAAGATTGTAGGCAAACTATCACACGCTCCATTTAGATTCGGGTTTACTGGGACACTTGATGGGAGCAAAACGCATGATGTGAGTTTGCGCGGGATGTTCGGGCCCATTATTAAAACCACAACGACAAAGAAGTTGATGGATGACGGCGTTTTATCGAAACTGAATATAGACGTCGTAATGCTTCGATATCGCGACGATGAATGTAAATTTGTTTCAAAGAATTGTAAGAAATATCAAGATGAGATAGAATGGCTGGTGAGCAATGAAAGAAGAAATAAGTTTATTGTGGCAACCGCTTTCTCGCAGCCTAATAATACTCTAGTTCTGTTTAATTTTGTCGACGGCCATGGCGAAGGGCTGTACAAATATGCACTCGACAAGGCGCCTGAATTCGGAAAAGAGGTGTATTTTGTTCATGGCAATGTAAAGGTTGAAGAGAGAGAGCATATAAGGCGACTTGTAGAGAAGAAAGACAATATTATTATTTTTGCTAGCTACGGAACATTCAGCACTGGCATCAATATGAAGAATCTTCATACCGTCATATTTGCTCATCCATTCAAAGCTCGCATACGAAACTTGCAGTCGATCGGCAGATCTCTTCGCAAGAGCGGTGGCAAGGAGTCAGCGAAGCTGGTTGACATCGGCGACGATCTAACATATAATGGCAGACGCAATGTAACGCTCGAGCACCTAATCGAGAGGCTTAAAATTTATGAATCAGAACAATTCGAATACGTCGTCAGAAAAAGAGACCTCTGAAAATCCTCTTAGAATCATTAGTCTATCAAATGGCGCTATTGTCTTAGGCAAGGTCACTGCTATAAATCAGCATGTGGTTCAGCTTTCTTTCCCCGTTTCCCTAAATATGATTTTTGATGGGGATGGCGACATCGTGGGGACGAGTGTTATACCTTATTTGGCTCCTTTCTCTGTTTTGAGCCCTTTCTCGTCGGCAAACTTCAATATCAATCAAGTTGTTAGTTTTTCTGAGCCATCGCTCGAGATGGCGGATCAATATGAAGAAAGTTTGCGGAAATTCACCGAGCGATTTAACGAAAAATTGGAAAAAGCGCTGGACGATTCCTCTCATTCAGATGAAAATTATGATGAACGTGCTGCTAAACATTGGATCGCTCCGAGCTCAAAAACCATTCATTGAGGGATCTATGATTTATGACAAATCACTATGTAGATAATGCCAAGTTTCTCGAACTCATAAAAGATTATATAAAAGAACGAAAAAGGAGAGAGGCAGATGGTCTTTCTCCGCCCGAAATTCCGAATGAAATTGGCAGGATATTCATACAGATTGCCACCAAACTAAGCCAGCGCTATAATTTCGTCGGTTACACATTCAAGGATGAAATGATCGGCGACGGTATACTGAACGCGGTTGAAGCTATAAACGGGTTCGATCCAGAAAAAGGTAGCAAACCTTTTGCGTATTTCACTCAGGTTATTTTTTGGGCATTCGTTAGGCGCATTGAAAGCGAAAAGAAGGAACACGCGTCTCGTATTAAAATGATGTTTGATGAAGACATTAATACATTTGATGTCCAAGACGGCGATAAGCATTCCATAAATCGCGATGACATTTATCTGTGGTATAACCAAGGGTGAAATAGATGAAGATTGCAATGATTACTGACATTCATTTTGGTGTCAGAAACGATTCTCATTTTTTTCACGACAATCTTTTCAAGTTCATTGAGGGTGTTTTCCTGCCATATATTGAAGAAAATGAGATAAAGACGCTTTTGATCTTGGGCGACACATGGGATCGCAGAAAGTATGTTAATTTCTATACCCTCAATGATGTCCGTAAGCGCTTTTTTGATAAATTGAGCCAATTGGGCGTTGCAGTGAAAATCATTTACGGCAACCATGATGTTTATTTCAAAAACACCAATGACGTTAACAGCATCGATCTGTTGTTCGATTCATATCAGAATGTAGAGGTTGTCAACGATTATAAAGTCTTTGATTTTGATGGTCTTAAAGTTGGCATGATAAGCTGGATTCATAATGAAAATTTGGAAGAAAGTCTCGAATGGATATCAACTGTCGAATGTGATGTTCTATGCGGCCATTTTGAGATTAAGAACTTCGAAATGATAAAGGGGCAATATTGTGAACATGGATTCGAACCAAGTATTTTTGATCGCTTTGAGTATGTTTTTAGTGGTCATTTTCATGTCATAAACAATGACGGCCGTATTTTCTACATAGGCAATCCCAATCAAACAAATTGGAGTGATTATGGGTTGAAAAAGGGGTTCCATGTTTTTGACACTGAAAGTCGTTCTATCAAATTCATTGAAAACCCTTTCACTGTCTATGAGAAATACCATTACGATGAATCGATTGATTTGCTGTCTTTTGATTATGACAGATTTGAGGATAAAATTGTTCGCGTGTATGTGAATTCTTTTGATATTTCTAATCGACGCAAATTCGATTTGTTCATTGATAAGATTTCTCAAGTTTCATTTAGCGTTGATATCCAAGAAATTGATCCTGCTTTTAATCAAATTGACCCTGACGGTGAAATTGAAGTGCAATATACTGATACCATGAGCTTGATCGAACAGTATATCGAATCGATTAATTCAGACGGAATTGACAAGAAAAAGCTTCGTTCCTACTTCAGTGATATTTACAATGAGGCTATCGAGAAAACGGTGACTGCATGATTGTTTTTCACACTATTCGATATAAAAACATTCTGAGTTTTGGTAATATGATGACCGAAATTCAGCTAGACAGAAGCCCGACAACTCTTATACAAGGCAAGAACGGCGGCGGAAAAAGCACTCTACTCGATGCTATCTGTTATGCTCTTTTCGGAAAACCGTTTCGCAAGATCAATCGGCCTCAACTGATAAATCACAAAAATAAGAGAGAGTTGCTAACGGAGATTGAATTCTCCGTTAAAGACGTTCGATATACGGTTCGTCGTGGCATGAACCCGCAGGTGTTTGAAATTTACCGTGACGGTGAGCTCATAAATCAAAATGCTGCGACGCGAGACTACCAAGAATACTTAGAAACGAACATTCTTAATTTCGATTATTCTGCATTTACGCAGATTGTTATTCTTGGTAAAGCGACATATGTCAGCTTTATGCGTCTAACGACCGATCAGCGTCGAAAGTTTATCGAAAGCATTTTGGGGTTGAATATTTTTAGCGCGATGGTTGAAGTTCATCGCGTTAAAATTGCGGATCTCAAAGAAAAGCTAAATGAAATCAAAGGAGCGATATCTGTTGCTAAAGAAAAGATCGATTTGCGAGAGAATTACATACATAAACTTGAAGCTGATGTTATCGCAAAAAGAACGGATTTGATTGCTAAGATTGACGCTAATATTGAGTCTATTGAGAAAGAGATTAATGACATTGAACAAAAAATTAATGAACTAGAATTATCTCGCAGACCAGTTGAATCAAGTGAAATTGATAATCTTGAAACTCGTATAAAGCAACTCAGCGGACTTATTGCGAAGAGCGAAGTGCGATATAATCAGATGCTGAAAGATGTGAAATTTTTTACAGATAATGATATCTGTCCAACCTGTAGTCAACCCATCGAGAATGATATAAAGCAGATAAAAATATCTGAGCTCGAAGGAAAAATGAAAGAGATTTCAGGTATTATTGATGATTTGAGAGAAAAGAGTTTAGAAGCGACATCCGCTTTAAGAGAAATTAATAGCGCGGTTGAAGCTAATCATCAAATAGGGAAGCAATTGTCGGCGTTAATTGCCAGTAAAGAAGAGAAGAATAGACAAATTTCTTCACTTATTTCTGAGAAAAATAAAGAAAATGACGGCGATAGGGAAAAAATTGATCTCGAAAAGAAAGCGCTCGATGCTCTTCGCGACACTTATGAAAAGCTAGTTGACAAGAAATCAGACCTGCTAGAGAAATTAGAGTACTTTGATTTGATTTCTAGCATGCTAAAAGATACTGGAATTAAGCGGATGGTTATTCGCAAGTATATTCCGCTCATAAACAAAATAACAAACGATCATCTTAAGAACTTAGGCTTCTTTGTAAAATTCACCTTGGACGAAGATTTCAACGAAAAGATTTTGGCGCGTGGAATTGATGAGCTGAGCTACTTCAATTTCAGTGAAGGCGAGAAGCTCAGAATCGATCTTGCCATATTGATGACATGGCGAGAAATTGCTAAAATGCAAAACAAGATGAGCACCAATCTTCTGATTTTTGACGAGATATTTGACAGCTCGATGGATCAAGCGGGTGTTGATGCCTTCGTCGAGTTGCTAGGCAGCATAAAGAATACCAATGTGTTTGTTATCAGCCATACGCCAGACAAGCTGGCGGACAAGTTTCGGAGCAGCATCAGCTTCGAAAAAGAGAACGGGTTCAGCAAGATCGCGGCTGCTTGACATCCTGTCCGTTCCATGCTATAATGCAATTTCTTCGTTATCCTTTCTAGTGGAGATTAATCTATGAAGCTTTCAAAACAAACCGTCGACGTCCTCAAGAATTTCAACGGCATCAACCAAGGCATTCTGTTCCGCAAAGGCAATGTCATCAGGACCATGAGCGTCATGAAGAATATTTTTGCCACAGCGATCGTTGCCGATGAATTCCCTCGCGAGTTTGCGGTTTATGATCTCGGCGAATTTCTTTCGACTGTTAGCTTGTTTGACAACCCCGAGCTGCAGTTCAAAGATGAGCATTTCGTGATTTCTGAAGGGAACACAAAGGTTAAGTACTTTTATAGCAACCCTAGCGTTGTTGTGAGTCCGCCCGATAAAAGCATTGCTATGCCAGACCCCGATGCTACATTCACGATCACAAAAACGCAATTCGAGCAGATTTTGAAAGCTGCCGCTGTCATGCGCCTCAAAGATTTTGCGGTCAATGAGAGGGGTCTGCAAGTGTTCAATCGTAACAGTGTCGGTAATCAGTACACCGTTGAGACTGGCGTTGAATCTTCTGAGGATAAATTCGAATATATTTTGAAGGTTGAGAATCTGAAAATGATTCCAGCTGATTATCAAGTTGCTATCACCAAGAAAGGCATTGCACAATTCAAAGCTAGTGCGACTAAAGACACTCCTGAACTTGAGTACTTCATTGCGCTTGAAACTGATTGATTTTTGATTAAGCGGAGAATATAATGACAGATCGTGAAGAATTTTTGTGGGTTGAGAAGTATCGCCCTAAAACGATTTCTGAATGCGTTCTTCCTGAACGCATGAAAGAATATTTCGCCGAAATGGTCAAGAAGGGCGAGCTTCAGAACATGCTTTTGGTGGGAGGGCCAGGAACAGGCAAAACGACTGTTGCTCGGGCTCTCTGCAATGAGTTGGGGCTTGATTACTTGATGATTAATGCGTCCGAGAACGGCAATATCGATGTTCTGCGCACGACAATTCGAAGCTTCGCGTCGACGATGTCGTTCACTAGCAGCTATAAGGTGGTCATTCTTGACGAGGCGGATTACTTGAATGCAAATTCAACGCAACCTGCGCTTCGTAATTTCATTGAAGAGTTCAGCAAAAATTGTCGCTTCATCTTGACGGCGAATTATGCTAACAGAATCATCGATCCGCTGAAAAGTCGTTGCGCGGTCATTGACTTCCAATTTTCAAAAGAAGAAAAACAACAAATGGTCGTGTCATTCGACCGTCGCGTTAAGGAAATTCTCGAGAAAGAGGGAGTTTCTTATGACAAGAAAGTATTGGCCCAGGTTCTGGTAAAATACTTCCCTGACTTTCGAAAAATCCTCAACGAGCTGCAGCGTCACTCATCTGGCGGCGCCATTGAAGGCGCAGTTCTTACTAGTTTGAGCGATGACAGTATCAAGAAATTGTACGGATACCTTCGTGACACTACAAAATGGCCCGAAATGCGTAAATGGGTCGCCGACAATCTCGATAATGATTTCAATTTGATTTCTCGTGCAATTTATGAGCGCGCCGAGGATTTTGTTAAGCCTGGGAGCATTCCTCAACTAGTTCTAACTCTTGCTCAATACGACTACAAGAATAGTTTTGTCATGGATAAAGAAATCAATTTGGTTGCTATGCTCACTGAAATAATGGCTCAAGTGGAGTTCAAATGAGTGAAAAATTATCCTTAATTGATTATCTCAATAACATAAATGAGAAGCAAGGCGGCGTTCTGCAATCATCTGATTTGAAAGATTACCAGCCGTACATTATAAATCGTGCATTGAGTCAGCAAAAGGATCTTATTTATTTTGCGAACGAAATGAATACATTAAATAATGTTGACAAGGACATGCATTATGCGTTCTTGTACTATGGTGTGCCAAAAAAGCGCCGATATGGGAAGTGGGCTAAGAATGAGGATGATAAAGAAAGTATTGCAATCATTCAAGAATACTATGGATACTCATATCAACGAGCTAAGGAGGTTCTACCTTTATTGATTAACAATATGGCTGAAATCAAGCAAAATCTTGAAAAAGGCGGAAAGGCGATGAAAAAATGACAGAAAGAGATGATATTCTTGAAAATTTTATTGAAATTGAATCGGTTGACAGCGATGAGTTTTTGAAAATCAAAGAAACTCTGACGCGAATTGGGCTGGCAAGTCGCAAAAATGGTAATGAGCGGCCAGTTCTTTGGCAAAGTTGTCATATCCTTCATAAAAAAGGTAGATACTATATTGTTCATTTCAAACAATTGTTTTTGCTTGATGGGCGATATAATAAAACTGAAATTAGCTCGGAAGACCTTAGCAGAACTGCATTGATCGCGAATATGCTCAATCAATGGGGTCTTGTCAAGATTTTGAAGAAGGTTCCTGAATATGATCCTAAAACGAGAGTGACAGTCATTCCATTCAAAGAAAAAGATAAATGGGAATTGAAGTCAAAGTACAACATCGGAAAGAAGGTTGACTGAAATGAATATGGCAAAGCGTCGAAATAATAAGCAAGAGACTGATGAAATTGATTTGGGAGTGGTTGAATTGAACGCTGTTTTTCCAGAAGATGCTAATGAGAGTAACACAATCAATGTTGGCGAAATGCTCGCTTCTTTCTCTGTTTCCAATAAGAAGATTGTTCCTGTAGGCATCTACAAATTGTATGATACGGTCAAAACTCCTAGTTATGCGACTCCTGGTAGCGCTTGCTTTGACTTGTATGCTGATTTCACTGGCATCGAAACAGTCAAGGTTTATTCCTCGCATAATACAGAGACAGAACGGTTCGTTCAGAGTTTTGTAGAAAACGGGAATAGCAAAGGCGTTGTCATCGACTCGGGGGAACGAGCGCTCGTTCCCACTAATATCATTTTCGATAGTCCTGAAGGCTGGAA